AGCACCTTCATGGAGTCTGCTGCGAAGTCTGTTGTTTTCTTGACTTCGATCAGGGATTTCTGGAACTCTGCCGCGGAGCGGACAGGGAACCCGACGACAGCCAGAAGCGTGAGAGCGGAACTAACCGCCCCCACGAACCGGATAACGCCAGATTCTATCTGTTTCAGTACCGGCGATAGGCCGTCTACGCCGCGTACATCTACTACAAGCTGCTCATTTGCCATTCTCTATCCCCGCCAGTTTAGCTAATTCAGCCAGGCGGTCTTTGAGTTTGGAGGAGCTTTTACTGAATAGACCGCCGACCGCTGCGCTTGTATCGTGAATATACTCTAGGCGCCGCATCGCACCCAACCGATTGGCCGACTCTACAAACAGCTTGAACTGGTCCATGTCGTACTCCCCTACGCACGACAGTGAATGTCCGTGCGCAAGTAGAGTAGCTATGTCATCGGCTATTGTCAGCCTTGTCCGGACAGCGCCAGCCACGCCGAGAGTGCGGGCGCTACCCTCTCGATAAAAAAACGTTTGTTGTACTGGACGATGTCGGCAACCAGAAGGATAGCGTCGTCGGTATCGACTTCCAGCAACTCGGCAACCGATAGCGAGCAGTGGTACGAGGCCAGTAGATAAACCTCATCCGTGCGGTTTGAAATCAATTGCAAAAGGAATGCCGGGTCCTGCACGTTCACGTTGAGGGTGCCGCCCTGAACCTGAAGCTCCGCGATCACGCTCTTCAGGAAGCCCAGGATTTCCTTGAAGTGCTTCAGCTTGGACTTGTAAACCACGACATCGGTTCCGTCCGACAGCGTGAATACGCGAGGGGTCGGGAACACTTTACCCAGGGCCTCCTCGTTACGATCAATACCTTCTCTGCTCATGCTGTTTGCTCCCGTACCTGCCAAAAAAATACCCCCCGAAGGGGGTACGTGTAGCACAGCCTACAATCAGGCCGTGAAGTTGCGTTGGATGAAGAACTTCGACGCGCCGGGGGTGGTGATGAACGGGTCCGACAGCAGTGAGCCCGAGACATCTACCGAAGCCAGTTCTTCGTTGATGAGACCGTAGCCGGTCAGCGGGTCGAACTGGCAGCGATACATATCCACGATGACCAGGGAGTCGTCCACCGTGTTCAGGCCCTCGAAACGCAGGTAGCGTTCGTTTGCCGAGGATTGCGTGAACGCGTCCAGGCGATTGTAGCCGCCGTACGTGTAGTCCACGACAACGTCGGCGTTCTCTACAGCGTTCGCGGTAGCCACCGCCGGCCAGATAATCACGCCGTTCTTGAGGTCCAGCGTGTAGTCCGTGCCCAGGATCATCGGGGTGACGCCAACCGTGACGGTAACGGCGGAGACATCCGGGTGGGCCAGCGGAACACGCTTGCCGAGGTAGACCTTGTGCGGTTCGTCCGAGACGGGGGCACCGGCAACAGCGGCGGAGGTACCCATAAGGCCCAGTGCCAGGTTGTCCAGCGTGATGCTCTCCATCTTGAACGTAAACTTGCCCTTACGTTCCTTGTTGATGATGAGGTCCAGGCCGCGCGCACCAGTCTCCGACTCTTTGTGCTCGAAGTTGGTGACTTCGATGTCGATGGATAGTTCCGGAACGTTACCGATACGCTCGAAGCCCTTCGGCTTACCGGTAACCGCATCCCGAACAGCGGCCATCAGACTGCCCTGCCCCGAGTAGTAATAGTTAGTCAACGCCATTTGCAATGCTCCTTACATCAGTTGTTTTGCTGGCCCAGCATGGCTACCGACGTGCGCCATGCTTGACTGTAGAAAATCAGACCGTCACCGGACTGTACATCCTCCGGCTTTTCACCCGCCCACACCCACGGCCTGTTATTGATACCCTTGAATCCAGAAAGCGTAAATCGAAGTTCATCCAGCAAGTTGTGGCTTTCGGGCTTAGGGTCTTCCAGCCCGGCAAAAGCGTACTGCATAGCAATTACCACACTGAACTGCATGACTGCAAGCGTGGCATTACCAGACTGCGGGGCTACGGAGGTGGCTTGGTGCCCGGTTCCGGGTACTGCCCCGTCGTAGGACACCCCCACGACTCGCGTACCGTGGAGATTAACCTGTTCCTTGAAGTCGTCAAGGTTAAAGACAGAGAAGGCCCCTTGGCTGAAGGCAGGCAATTGCCCCACCTGCTCCGCCAGTTCTTTCTGCAAGTCCGCGATAATTCGTTTAATGGCCATTACCCCTCCACCAGCCTGTTGAGCTTTCTCCGCATAGCGCGGACGTAGGACTCTACGTCTTGCGGGCTAAGCCCTATGAACGGCCTTGCCGGTATGCGGAAATTGCCGTAATTCTGCACCCGACCATACTCGGCTACCTCCGGATCATCCACGCCTATGCGAAAACCGGCTCCAGTACTGAAGGCTAGAAGGCCGCCCGCTGCAGAGGATATTTCGCCAAACGCTCGGTAGAGGCTTCGAGAGTCGATCAGCTTTTTCGCCGGACTGCTTCGACCCTTACGCTTCTTGTTAGCTACGGTCTTTTCCGCTAGGGGAGCCCAAGGTACGCCATCCGGAGATACCTCAGCGATAAACCGGGCACGCATCCGTCTAATTAAAAGATGCTTGGCAGACTCGTCATCCATTAAGGGGGGCAGCCCAACGCGGATGCGCTTTATGCGGGCTACCAGCCGCTTCTGGCCGGTTAGCGTACTCATTATTGGTACTCTGTGGCGCAGGGGAACTCCACCCCCATACGCGGCCTCTCGATACCCGCGGCTTGGAACTGCAAGTGTGCGTGTATTGCGCGGGTAACATTGGCTACGCTGGCGTCCTTCCGGTTTGCTACCGTGGACGGGAGAATGTTGAGTGCCAGTAGAGCGGCATTGATTGCCATACTCTGCAAGGTCTCGGGGATAGTGCCGCCAGCTACAAATCCAGCATCGTACGTTACGGAGAAAACGCAGGCCCCGTTATCGTACGGACGCAGGAGGGACACCACACCGCGGCCTGGGTCTACCTTGTACAGAGACGACTCCACGACAACCCCGGCGGATGCGGAGGCTAGCGGCGCACTATCCGCAGAGTACCGGACCACGACGGACTCTGCATCCAGGAAGCGCCGGGTGAGGCGTAGGTCGTAGGATTGGTAGTTCTTCCAAGTGGCGGGGCCACGGTAGTCAAAATAATCAACTACCGTGGCGTACTCCAGTTGCGACTCCAATACCTGCTCAAGCACCGGAAACGAAAGATCGAGCGCACGGCCTGCAGACTTGAGAGTACCGATACTCTCGCTTAGTCCCATTGCTTCGAGGACGCTGGAGGGTGTTGCTAGGCGCATGGTAACGATCTTCCTATTGGTTACTGCTCAGTATCTGCACCGGTACCTGTGTCTGCCGCCTTCGCCGGGCGGCGAACTCGCGTCGGCTTTTTCTCGGGGGCGACTTCCGTGCTCCCGGCATCGCCCTCCTCAACCTCTGCAGGGACCTCCTCGAAGTCCTGTTCGCTAACCACTTCGACAAAGCACGGACAGACCGCGCCCAGCTTATCAATATAGGACAGCGTATCGAGGTGGGCGATGGCCTTGTCCTCATCCACGGTGATGATTCCACCGCGAGTGAGTACTTCCCCTTTGGTGAGGGCCGAAATGTATTGATCCAACCCCACCAATTTGCGTTGTACCTGCTTGCTCATATCACTCTACCTTTGAAATCGATTGCAAATTACGGCTTCTCGAACCAGAACAAGATGATCGAGTTCGTAGCCCCCGTGGACTTGATGCCGCCCGTCGCAGTACCGTTCGCCAGGGTTGCGCCGGAGATGGTGAACGAGGTGCCTACTTCCGCCAGGGTAATGGCGTTGCCCGCAGTACCTTCCGTGTAGGCCTTGACGGTGACAACTGCCGCGGCGGACGTGGCGATGACCGAAGTGGTATTGCGGTTGCGTTCGCGCTTGTTGATAGCCGCGGCCAGGTTGGCTGCCGTGGCCGTAGCGTCGGCGCCGATCTTGACCTTAGAGTAGTCCTGGTCCTCGACAACGGTACCGGAAGTGACCAGCGTGTAAGTAGTGCCCGCCACAGTAACCGTATCGCTAGCGACAGCGGTGCCTACGGTAACCGTGCCCGATGCGCGGAGGTCTTCGATGCTGATCGTGCC